TGGGTTAAAGACCGATATTATTTGATTAAACCAGAAACAGGATTTAGTTTAGATAGCATTTTAGCATCAGCAAAAACATTGGTTACGAGGAAAGGAATAAAAGGTTTAATCTTAGATCCTTGGAATAGAATTGAAAACACTAAGCCTCGTGGCATGGATGATGGAGAGTGGATTGTTTCTTGTTTGATTAAAATAATAACTTTCGCTCAGGCTAATGGCGTTCACGTGTTTCTTGTTGCGCACCCTACAAAAATGCAAAAGACTGTTGATGGCTCTAATTTTACATTACCAAACCTTTACAGCATATCAGGTTCTGCTCACTTTTTTAACATGACACAAAACGGTTTTACGATATTTCGTAATTATGTCACAAACATGACAGAGGTGCATTTTCAAAAAGTAAAATGGGAGCATTTAGGTAAACAAGGAATGGCAATTTATCAATACCACGAACCAAACGCAAGATTCTTTGAGCCGGGGAATGATCCAGAAATAAATTGGCTAAAAAATAACAGGCCATTTATTGAAAATCAAATTAAACCAAATCATTTATTCGATAACGAACAAGACCCACCATTCTAATGAATAAACTAATTGATATTAACGGATCATACATCCAAACGCAATTTACCAATAACGGCACGATATGGAGTTTAATCGGCACAGAATGTATTCCGCATGAAGTACAAACGTTCAAATTGAATAAATCGGAATTTAGAGAGCACATTTTAGTCACGACCAGGGATTTCTTTAAAAGCGATAAAGGAGAATACAAAGATTACATGAGGCACACAGTAGATGTAAAATTCAATCAAGGAATAATTAAGTTAATCAACCAAAAGAAACCCAGTAATGAAACTAAAAAATAGATTAATACTTTTCGATAAATACGATGGTAAATGCGCTTATTGTGGGTGTGACTTACAAAAAGGATGGCATGCCGACCATATCGATGCAGTAATTAGAAATAGGGTTTATAATTACGAAAAAAGGCAGTGGGTATTTGATGGAACCTTCGAAAGGCCGCATAACGATTGTTTATCTAACATGAATCCATCTTGCGCCAAGTGCAACATCAACAAAAGAGATATGACTATTGAAAGATTTAGATTAAGCATCAAAAATTATATTGAAAGTTTAAATAAATATTCGGTTCAATATCAAATGGCTAAAAAATACAACCTTGTTAAAGAGAAAGAAATTGAGGTAATATTTTATTTTGAAACCAAGTAACACGAAGTAATTATGAAAGCATTAACACTTACTTTTTTAATTAACGACAATAACTGCATTAAAACTATTTTGTTCGATGAAAATGAAACAAATATGCCAAGCAATAGTGAAACTCTTGAAAGATTAGCTATTACCTTATTACAAGTTTTAAAGGCTGATGAAAATGATTTGAAAATTCAAGACTTGCTTAATGAGCTAAATATAAGCAAATCAAATAGAATGGGCTAAAATAATTTAAATTAAGATTATGAAAAAAGATATAACTAATCATATTCAAGGGTACATTGAAGAATATAATAATATATTAAAAAATGAAAAGGTTCTTAAAGCAGATAAAATAAGGTATGAAACTATAATATCAACGCTTACTTGGCTTAAAAAAGAAATATTAGAATTTAAGTTAATTCAGGATTAAACATGAAAGTAGAACATAAAACAGAAAAGGGAACGAATGACTGATGTAAAAGTAAAGCCAATTTCAGTTAACGAGGCATGGCAAGGTAAACGATTTAAAACAGATAAGTACAAATCATTTGAACGCTCATGCCTATTTCTATTGCCAAAATTAATTATTCCTTTAGGCGAGCTTAAAATAAGTTTTGAATTTGGATTGAGTAACTCGGGAAATGATATTGACAACTCCATAAAACCATTCTTGGATATACTTCAAAAGAAATACGGATTCAATGATAGTCGGATTTACGAAATGAACGTTAAGAAGATTAAAACTGAAAAAGGCCAAGAGTTTATAAGGTTTAATATTGAAAGTTTAGAAAAGTAGTTTTAATTCGTATATTTGGGTAAACATAAAGTAAACAATTGTAAACATTATGACTGCTCAGCAAAGAAAGTTTGCAGATGAATATTTGATATTAAATAACGGAACAAAAGCCGCTATATCAGCTGGTTACAGTAAAAAATCGGCACGATCAAAAGCAAGTCAGCTCCTTGTTGATGAGGAAATTGAAAAATACATCGAAGAAAGACGAGCTTTAATAAGCGAAAAAGCTTTAGTTGATGCTGCTTGGGTTCAAGAAAGATTTAAGGCTATTTCTGATAGATGTATGCAAGCAGAGCCAGTAATGATACATGACGGAGAATCATGGGTAGAATCTGGAGAATATAAATTTGATAGTTCTGGAGCAAATAAAGCAACCGAGCAATTAGGTAAGATTATTGGTGTTTACGTCAAGGATAACGATCAAAAGAAAACAAATATTCAGTTAATGCAGATAGATCCATTAGCCGATAATGCAAGCGACAACAGCACTACCTAAAATAGCAGGCCTTAAAAAACGTATATGGGGCATTCAAGGCGGACAGGGAGCGGGTAAAACATACGGAATACTTCAGCTATTAGTCAATCACGCCAGTTCAAATCCAAATAAAGAAATTTTCGTTGCATCAGAAGAGCTTTCTAAGATGCGCATTACCGTAATTAAAGATTTCGTTAACATCATGGTTTCGTTCGGAATATTTGAACGCTTAAGATGGGTTGACGGAACTTTATACAGATTTCCTAATGGCAGCTTTATTAAGTTTATAGGACTTGATAAAGTTGATATAGGTAAGGGTTTGCGATCTGATATCATGTTTATAAACGAGGGTAACAAAGTAAAGTTCGATACTTACCGAGAATTAACTTCAAGAGCAAAACGAGTAATCATTGATTTTAACCCAAATAAAAAATTCTGGTTCCATACAGAAGTATTAACTCGTGATGATTGCGATTTCATTAAACTAACATTCTTGGATAATGAATTTTTAAGTTGGCAGGAACGTAGCGAAATAATGCGTTACAAACAAAGAGGCTATAAACAAGATACTCAAACGGGAGATTATGCTGTAAACGAAAAAGGCGAATTAGTCATAATAAATAATTATTGGGCTAATATGTGGCGCGTTTACGGTTTAGGCGAAGTTGGACAAGTTGAGGGCAGGATTTATAATTGGGGTAAAGTAGCTTTAGAGAAATACCTTGCAATGGATTCTCTAGAGGTATTTGGTAATGACTGGGGCAAGGTAGATCCATGGGCTATTACTGGAATTAAATATCACGATGGAGATTTATTTGTAAGACAGAAACATTACGCCAGCGAAAACGAAATAGAGCGAAGTATGATGCCTGAGCAATTACAGGCTATTCGTAGAGGCGATGTTGACGGTCATGATGGTTTAGTGGCTAATCAATTTGGAAAGCTCGGCATACCTTACGATGCGCATATCATTTGCGATAGCAACAGGCCAAACAAAATACTTTCATTACGTAATTCTGGGTGGGAGTACGCTCAATCAGTAGGTCGTAAAATGGATTTAGAAGTAAGGGTAAGCGTTTTAAGTAGTTTAAATATTTTCTACACAGACGATTCTCCAAACATCGAATTTGAGCAAGAAGAATATTGCTATGATAAGGATTCAAAAGGCGTTCAATTAGAAAAACCTGTTGACCAGGATAACCACGCAATGGATAGTATTGCATACGGAGTTCAATGGATGTTCAACGAGGGAATAATAAAAAACATTTGATATTGTTATTTAATTTGTATTTTAGCAGAAAATCAATATACTTTGAACTTTATACAAAAAGGCATTGCGAACTGGTTAGGCTATGACAGATTTGTCAATCCTATTTACTTTGAGCGTTATTCAAGTCAATTCGTTGACCCTTTAGCTAATTATCAAGATTTTTCTGATGATTTAAGGAAGCTTCAAATTGTATTCAGCAATCCAGCCGTATTAAAAGTTTTTCAACTTTGCTGCAACATGATGTCGTTAGGCAAAGTGTATGTTTACAAAGGCGATGTTAACCAGGAGAAAGATCCGTTCCTAGACTTCATTAAAAAGCCAAATTACTTTCAACAGCGCAATCAATACCTTTGGGATTACCAGTTTTGGAAAATGCTCGGTAATGCTTATGCTTATATTGATAGCAAAGTCGTAACAAACGAGAAAAACAAATCTTACTTTCTAGATTCAAGCAAAATGAAATTGCCTGTTGAAATGGAAAAAATGCGAGATAAGATAATTTTATCTGATGCAAGCATAAATAAGATTAATGCTTTTAATGTTTCATACACTTATGCTGACGGAACAAATACGACTTTTAAATGGTCGAATATAATTCACATCCCAGACCTAACTAACGGTTCTGGAAATTGGTTTAAAGGAGCGTCTAAAATTGATGCTTTATGTAAAGTAATATCAAACAATGAACAGGGATTAGATTCAACAAATATAAATTTAAAGTTTGCAGGAAAGTTTATTGTTGCTGGGAAAGCATCTGTTGATGATGTTACTAAAGTTCCATTAGGCGATACAGAAAAGCAGGATATTGAGGATAAAGCTCAAAGCAGAAACCCTGTTCACGCGATGAAATCTTTAGTTGATGTTAAAAGATTCGTTGAGAATGCGGCAATAGTTGGAGAGCTAAACGGAAATTACCTTGAAACTTACTTTATGATTGGCTCGCTATACGACATTCCAAAAGATGTTTTAGAGGCGTTCAATTCAAGTACATATGAGAACCAAGAAAAAGCGAGAGGTGCATTTATATCTTATTGCCTTTCTCCATCCGCAGAACAATTAACAACAGCTTTCGAAGACTTCTTTAATTACCAAGATAAACAGATTGTTATTGATTGGGAACATTTGCCGTTTATGCAGGTTTTTGCTAAAGAAAGAGCCGAAACAAACAAGGTAACATCAGAAACATTACTTAATTTTATGAAGGCTGGAGTAAAAGTTGAAGAAATTAACTCTATCTTAGATTTAAATTTAACTGAATTAGATTATGTCGCAGCACAAAGAGCAACAGGAAATAACGGACAAGCTTCAGCAAATCAAGGATAAATTACCAGAAGGTAAGATTAAAGAATCTGTTAATAAAAAGTTAAAATACATTAATAAGCCAATAGGAAAATGATTTTTTGCAAGGAATTAGATAAAAGCTTTGACACTTCGGAAGATATGTTTAAAGCTATTATAGAGAATAAAGCAAATTTAAAGGCTTTAAAGAAATCATCTGTAAAAAATGCAGATGGTTTTAGCTGTTTATTATCTGATTCCGAAACTAAAAAAGGATTGATTTCAAAGGCTAATGAAGCTGTACAAGGCAATCCAACAGAAGTAAAAGTTAGAGTTGTTGGAAATACCACAAACCTGTTAGATTCTCATGGCGATGTTCATATCGATTCGCTTTGGAAAAGAACGCTTAAAGCTTCTGACACTAAATTGCATTTACAAGAGCATAAACGTTCGTTTGATATGGTTATTTCAAGCGATGCAAAAGCTTATGTTAAAAACACAACATTCAGAGAGTTAGGCGTAGATTTAGATGGAAATACCCAGGCTTTAATGCTTGATAGCACCGTTAAACAATCTCGTAATCCATTGATGTTTGAACAATATAAAAATGGATGGGTTAATAATCATTCGGTAGGCATGCAATATGTCGATATGGTTGTTTGTATTAACTCTGAGGAAAAGTGGGCCAAAGAAGAAAAAGAAAACTGGGATAAATATTATCCTTTAGTTGCAAATAAAGACGTGGCAGATGAATCTGGTTACTTTTGGGCGGTATTAGAGGCTAAACTTGTTGAAGTTTCAGCCGTACTGTTTGGTAGTAACTACGCAACTCCTACATTAGAAAATAATATGAAGTCCGAGCAATCACCTTCAGAAACCGAATCGCCAGACGGCACTCAAAAAACAATTAACTCATTTATTAATTTAATTTAATTTTTAAAATCATGTTTAAATACAAAACAGATGAAGAATTAAGTAAGATGTCGGCTGACGAGCGAAACACATACGCTGAAGAAAAACGCGCTTACGAAAAAGAACTGACCGAAAAAATGATTTCGGAAGCAGTTAAAGGCTTAAACACAAAGCTAACAGATGCTCAGAAAGAAGAAATTAAAACATTTTTGACTGATGCGGCTAATGGAAAACAAATTTCTAAAGAGGAGTTTGACGAAATTAAAGAGCAATTGGCACAGATTAAGGAGCAAAACGAAAGTAAAACGGTTGTTAATGGAGATATCTTTGATGCCATCGAAAAAGGCATGGAAGAATTTTTGCCTAAAGTAAAAGCCGCTAAAGCTACTGCTGGTGCTGAAACTCCTTTTGATGTTGAAATGACAATCAAAGCTCCAGTTAATATGTCTACGGGATCTGTAGCGTTTGCTGGCGGTGTTGCTGCTCCTGTTAATTATGTTTACCAAAACATGAACGGACAGTATGCTTCTGATGTTCGTCAAATGGAATACATCATCAATTACCTTTCAGTTGGATCAACCAACAAAGCAACTATTCCTTATATGGATAAATTGCCAACAGAGGGAACGATGGCGATTACCGCAGAGGGTGCATTAAAGCCTTTAATTTCGATTACATTTGCTTTACGTTTCTCTGAGGCCGTAAAGGTAGCTGGTCGTACTAAAATTTCGGAAGAGGCTTTAGATGATATTCCTCAAATTATGTCGATTATCCGTAACGAATTAAAATATCAACACGATATCGCAGTTCAGACAGCAATCTTCACTAAAGTTGGATCTATCGCTCCTGCCTTTGTTGCTGGTTCATTAGCAGCCACGACAGTTGAGCCGTCTAATTACGATGCAATTCGTGCCGCTATTTACGCTATCAAAATTGCATCTAAAGGCTTATACATTCCTAATGCAGCCTTAGTTGCTTCAAGCGATGTTTATGCTATGGGCGCAACAAAAGACGCTAATAACAATTACGTTTTCCCTCCTTTCGTTTTGCCTGATGGCACAACTGTTAGTGGTGTTCGTATTGTTGAAGTACCAGACGGAGTATCTGTTCCTGCGGGAACTTTTATCGTAGGAGATTGGAAAAAACTTCACTATGATGTGTACAAAACATTTACTGTTCGTATTGGCCAAGGTATTCAAGGCAACGCAACAGCGGCCAATATTGTTTCCGATTTTGAGAGCAATATGTACACTTTGATTGGGGAATCCCGTTTCCACTTATGGATTTACGAAAACGAAAAAATTGCATTTATTAAAACAACTTTCGCAGCTGTTAAAACAGCAATCGAAGCAGCTTAATTAAGATATGGCAGATAACACAGAAAAGCCTAAAGGCTCAGAAAAAGCGGTAACAACTGCTGCTGTTCAATTGGATGAAAAAGCCAATGACGAAACAAGAAAAGCGCAAGCGGACTACAAAGGTAATTCTCACTTTGATTTAGTTGATGTGGAAATCGTAAAAGATGGAAGCTTCTACAAGAAAGGCGATAAAGACCAGGTGCATCCAACTGTTGCAGCTATCTTAAAGCAAAAAGGTTTAATTTCTTCATACAAAGGAGAAGCTAAAAAAGATTAATCGAAAATGAGCATCATAACCTATACAGACTTTAAAGGCGAGCAAAATGTAGCAGGAACCGAAAACATCGGTACTCGTGAAAATCTGCAAACGTTCATAGATAAATATGAGCCAAAGTTTTTGAATATCTTATTAGGTAGTGTTCTTTATCAAGAATTTGTTTCTGGCTTAGCGGTAGTTGAGCCAGAAACTATTTTGCCTAAATGGATTGCTTTGCGTGACGAATTTGGATTAAAGGAAATGTTAGTTTGCTACGTCTATTATTGGTACACTCAAAATAACACAACTTTAACCGCTGGAACAGGCGAAGTAAAACCAAGTAATGAAAATAGCGTATCTGCTCAATCATGGGATAAACAAGTTAAGTCTTGGAATGAAATGGCTTCAATGACGAGATTATTCGACTTAGATACCGAAGTATATCCAGAATTTGTTAGAACATGGTGGAGAAATTACGATTATTGGCATTACGGATGTTCTGTTAATGAGATTTTTTACTTTAAAAACACGCTTAATTTTTAATGATACAGCCAGTATTTTTGCATAGAGAATTTACAGCGATAGTTCAAGCGGTAAGCGATAAGCTAACTCCGCAACTAAAGCTTAATGACGATGTAATTACGGGCGTTCATTATCAGTTCGGACACCCTTTAGAGATAATTAATACATTAGGAGAGTTTACAAAAGGCGAAACGAAAAAATTTGATAAATACCCATTAGTTGCATTCTTTTTAGATAGTACCGTAACCAGGGGAGAAATAGGTTTGTATGGCGAGCAGGAAATTAACATGGCGATTATTCGTATGTGTAAAGATCCAAACCAAACAGCTAATGAGAGGGATGAATTTAATTTTATTCCGATCTTAATGCCTATTTACCTAGAATTGTTAAACCAAATCGGGCTAAGTCCTGTGTTTAGTTTACAAAGCTCAGAAACGATACCTCACAAAATGACTAACCGTTATTATTGGGGTAAGCAAGGGATGTACGGAAAAGAAGGAAACATTTTCAACGATTGGGTTGATGCGATTGAGATTAATAACATGAGATTAAAAATTAATTCTAACTACTGCCCTAAACCAGCGGTATAAATTAAAGAAACTATGAGTATTTTAAATTCATTTGTTTGCGCAGCGGCAGGAGGTAATACTGGCATAGCTGATTGCGCAATTTCCATCGGCTTATTGAAGTCGGGGTTTTTAGTGCCTAATAGCTTCGAGCTAACAGAGGCGCAACTTGCCGATTCTGCAACCGCTTTGGCGGCTTTACAGGCGGCAGCACAAAACGATGATCCAGCACAAAGGATTTATCCATTGCCAGATTTTTTAAGTGTTACAGATAACACCGAAGATTTAGTAACTGAAGCAATTGGCGGCGTTCCTGTTCCTGTTCGTGACGGTAACTATAACTTGCTTATTCGTTACTTGAATGGCGGTAATTGTTTATCAAACGCTTTATCTAAGTTCAATTCTGGTTCGTATCGTTTTTTAGGTATCGACAACAAAGGAATTTTATTCGGAACCAAAGAGGGAACAAGTTTAAAAGGTGTTCCGTTGTTTTATTTCTACAGCAGACCATTTAGATTTGCTACTGATACAACAGCAATTAACCTTTCGTTTCAAATTGTTTTTGAGCCTATTTACTTAAACAGCGGATTAGGATTTATTCAATTAAACCCAGCTGACGTGTTAAACATTAGCGGCTTGATGAATATCAACCTTTCGCTAGTTGGTACTCGTACGGCAGGCGTATTCGTTTTACAAGCGAAAGCAGGATGCGCGGGCGTTAATCTTTACGATCAATATTCTGCAGATTTAGCGGATGCAACAATTTACGAAGTTTTGAATAAAAACGGATTAGTTGTTCCGATTACTTCTGTTGCGGTTGCTCCAGCTTCTAAGGGATTTACATTCACTTTAGATACGACTTCGCCAAACTATACATCTGGTCAGCCATACACCGTAAAAGGCGCAGGCGTATCGGCTTTAGTTGCGGCAGATGTTGATGGTTACGAAATTGCACCTCCAATCGTTGTGGCGTAATGGGA